CTGCTGACTTAGCTATTTCTTTTAATGCTGTTTCAAATTCTTTCATGTGATTCTCCAAATGTGAAATTTAATTATATGTTGCCTGGTTGATGATTCTTTTTATCTTCTGGCTTAATTGTTGCCATCGTTTTTTTCCTTTAGCTTGGCTTCGATTGCACGGGCAAAGTTTTCAGGGTGGATTTCAATTTCCATGCCATACTCGCCCTCGTCATATGTTATATATTCAACTTGTGTATCTGTTGAATACTGAATTTCTTCAAGCTCCTCATTCGTCAACCCGACCCATTCTTTGCGTGGTGGTGCGGTGTAGAGGGGAATGTATTCACCATTACAATTGTTTTTATCGTAAAAAATTGAATCTGAATTTTTTTCTTTATACGCAATTGGTTTGTAATACCCACCACAATCGCATGCACCTTTCGGATAGGCAGGTTCGTTATAAACAGCACAATCAGACCAATGCTCAGGCTTGGCGAGTTCTGCTTCCAGTGCTTGAATTGTTAACCCACACTTATTCGCTATGCGAGAATCTCTTGTGTAATCTTGGTAGGCAATCAATAACTTCAACGCTTGCTGTAATAGTTCACGCATTTGATTCTCCTCTAGCTTTGGCGAGTGTTTCGTATGCTTTATACATTGCTTCCCGCTCGTATGTTCCGTGATTCCAATCGACGTCTAAAAATCGTTCTGTCATTAACTGCAACGCCTTCACCAAAATTTGATTCTCCTCATACAATCTACGCAATTCTTCTGCGGTGTTATCACGCTCTAAATGCATTACAAACGTACCAGATTGCAGCGCATCAGCTAATCTCAATGCTTCGTTACTCATTAAATTCTCCGGTAGCTTTGGATAGCGCTGCCTGTGCCTTCCTAACCGCTTCAGGACTAGGTGTATTAGGCCAACACAACATTCCTTTTAGTGCATCTAGTAGCTCAGGTGCTGCGGCTATTAGGAGCGCATCAGCAGGTTCAATAAATCCTGTCACTTGTTCATCGTTCGCACCATCTACTGCCAACATTCCTGATTCCCATGCACCTATCTTCCAAGGCCCCGGTGTGTGGTTACTCATCTGTATCTCCTAATGTGTAGAGAGTGGTTCCTTCGCTACCCTTTATTAACTCTTCCCAAACTTTATTTTCTTCGTCATAAGCAAAAACACCGACCGGTTTCATATCCCGCAACTCACGGGCGGCGGCTAATGCGTGAACACTACCTTTAATGTGCATATTTGCCATGCTCTCGCAAAACTCAATAATCAGATCAAGTTTGTTCATTTTAATTTCTCCCGCACAAATGCACGACCCGTAGTTACGGTGCAATCAAGCATTGTCAAAGCAGTTAAAGTTACTTCCTGCATTTCGCCGTGGCACTTTACTTTAAAGATTCGAGAATCAAAATTGATGTCATTGCGCCCATCCATATATTCGACTGGTTTGTTGCATACGTCACAAATTGGCAATTCAAATATGGGTTGGTTAATTTTTACTGGTGTCATGGTTACTCCTTGCTCTAATTGCTTCAGCACAATCACTTGGTTCTAAAAGAGACTGATTGGTTTGATTGTCATTTAATTTTTCACACAACTTCGCGCAGGATTCACGCTCCCTTAATGTAGCTTTATTGATCGCATCACGCATCATCCTGAGATATTGTTTGGCACAGGCTTCGCGTTCTTCGCGTACTGCATAGTCTATAGCGCTGTAGCAGTCCTCCAAATAATCTAATGAACTTTGCTCACGCTCATCTTGACGCACTAAATCTGCGAATGCCTGCAAAGCATCGAGAGTATTTGCGTATTTTTCTGACCGAACAAAAAGAAGTTCGTCGTCAGTATGGGTTACGACCAAAGCAACCTGCATACGTAATTCGTTATCTTTTGGTGTCATAACAAATCCTCTTCAGCTCTGTTGCGAATTGCTTGAGCACAATGCAATGAATTCATGCCGTTATAATTTAACTGGTCACAAATCTTCGCTGCTTCTTCCATCGCATCCTGCCTGATTAGTTCTGCAAAGAGTTCAAGATTGTCGTCATATCCGTGGTACCCGCCTGCCATCGGCTCGAATCCCGCTTGTTCAGCAAGTTCTTTTGTGCGATCGTTCATAACGCCTCCTTGAGGAACTCAATAGCCAGCGGCACATCTAATTCACTTCCTTGCTGCAAAGCATTTAAAGCCATATAAATAGCAGCGTGTTGTATGCGTATCATTTCAGCAGCTTCATGTGCCAATGGTAACGTGTATTTTTTATCCAATACTTCAGCCATTTCAATTGCGTTCATTTTTCATGCACCTATCGTTAATGTCGCACCAGGTTATATGCTCACAATGACAAGGCTTTTCAATTGGAAAAAAATCTTTAACTTTTTTGGTTCGTGTAATCCAAGCCCAATATATCAAAAAAGCTATAAACACAATTATTACAATTAAAAATTCAGTTTTTATTGGCATTTTTTTTGCTCGCATAAATTGATTCGTTTTTCTTGGCTATGCACAAATTACATATCCAGCGCTTAACTTTCCCTCGTTGATGATGACTGCCATCAGTTGTTAATCGTAAACGCTTGCATCCTGCGCATACTTTATATTCCATTCGTACACCAAATCAATTGTCCAAACATTCCAGGGTAATTTTTAGCTAACTTTATTGCTTCATGTGCTGCATTAGGGTCTTTTTTATATCGCCATGCTTTGACTAATTTAATGTTGTTATAAACAGGTCTTAAAACCATCTTATGCTCAAGATTGTTAAAAACATTGGATTTCATATACTTCAAAATATTTCTGGCTTCAACATTAACGATGGCTGAAATTTCCCTAGCGCTTATCCAATCGTCAGCACTTTGAATGGCCACCAGTAAATCATTTTGCAAGGGGGTCATACTTTGTATCTCCATTAGGATAAAACAGCGTGTTGACGATTCTGGAGGGTTTGGAAAGTATATCTAGCGCACCAGTTCGAGTGCTTGCTGATTGCATCGTCCAGCTTTTATATTGTTTAAATGATACGTCTTGTTTTTTAAGTGTTTTCATTACATTTCCAAGTTGTTAAGTAATCCTAACATTATAAACAAAGTTAAAAGTTGAATATTTTTTAATAGATTAATGTTTTTTAATAGATTATTGCTATCTGTGGATAACTTTAATTAGACAATCGTTTTTGTAATTCAATAGCAATCATTTCTCTAAGATCAAGACGTTTAGTTAATTTAAACGTTTCTATTAGATTTAACTCTGTCCAATTCTCTAAACTACTAGGTAAAGTCTGTTCTATCATCATCTGCCTTTTGGTGGACGAACCTAGCCTACCTAGATTCGCCTTCATCTGTCTGCCTTTCGGAGCCACAGAACCCGTCAGACGTTCGTAGAATAGGCTCTGACTTCGCCACCTATATATGCGCTATTTCATCTACTATCCCCCAGTGCGCTTACAATCGTGATCCGCTGGTATGTCGTTAGAGCCTCCAGATCACAACGTACTTCATCACTTGTATTAGGCTAGGTTCTGAGTCCTACTTTATTTGCAGCTAACTTTAGTCTGCAATCCTTTGGGCAATAAAAAAGCCGCTTAAATCTGTGACTTGTTAGCGATCCTTTTTTAAGGGACTCCCTTTCGGGCAAGACACAGACTTAAACAGCTTAATTGACGCTAAATCAATAGTTTAATTATACATAAATATTTATGGTGCTGCAAGTAGGAATCGAACCCACGACCTCAAGTTTACAAAACTCGTGCTCTACCTTCTGAGCTATTGCAGCTTGGCTCCTCAAACTGGACTCGAACCAATGACCCAAGCATTAACAGTGCTTTGCTCTACCAACTGAGCTATTGAGGAATTAGTGTAATTCTGGCCAGATAGTCTTATATGTATCTGGAAACATCATTTGACGGGTTATAACGCTCTTGGTGCTGCGTTCGATCTCAGCAGCTAAGAATATTAGCCTGTCTTTAGGAACGCCTGTTCGTTTCCACATAGATACACTTGGCACAGAAATATTGCACAATTTTGCAATTTTTGTAGGGCCGCCTAATATTTGATCAAGTTCTTCAGCTTTCATAAGTTAAGCATACTACATAAGCAAAAATAACACAATACTTCTAAAATATGTTAGGATAAACTAACTATTCGGAGGATTTATGCACGAAATATTTAGATACGAACCAGAAACAGGAAAATTATTTTGGAAAATTCGTAAATCTGGAATTCTTCAAAATCGTGGCGAAAATCGTGAAGCTGGAAATTTTTGCAATACGCACAAATGCAGAAAAGTAATGGTTAATAAAAAAAATTATTATGTACATAGAGTTGTGTGGTTTTTACATTATGGTTATTGGCCTACAAAACAAATAGATTATATAAATGGCATACCTAGTGATAACAGAATATGTAATTTGCGTGAAGCATCTGATGCGGAAAACAAACAAAATTTAGGCGTAAATAAAAAAAATACAACAGGTCAAACGGGTGTTTGTTTAGATAAAAGAAACGGGACTTACTACGCAAGAATATATAACAAAAGAAAAAAAATATATTCGGGAACTTTTAAAACTTTTGAAGAAGCAAAGCAAGCATACATTGATGCTAAAAAACATATTCACAAATTTAACCCTGTACAAAGAAGTTGCATTTATATTTAAGTTAGCTTAAACTAACATCTCTGAACAAATATAGGTGAAATGATGGAAAACAATGATGAGTTTTTGCAACAGCTTGAGGAAGCGTTGCATCAAGTAGAGTGTGGATACATCACGCTTGATTACATGGCAATCATTCGATATGCGTGTAATATGCCAAAACCAAAGAAAGACCTCGTTTTTAATTTTAATGAAATTATATAGGTGACATATGTGGGCAAATATGAAAATTGTTTTTAACAGTGGTTGGCAACAATATGAATTTCAATCTAACCCAGATGAAAAAATTATAACTATTACTGAAACAAATGACCAAAAAATAACTTCCGCAATGAGCTTAACATTTGAAGAAGCACGAGCATTACATAGTTTTTTAACTAACATATTCAATAAAGGTAATTAAATGAAAGAATTATTTTCAGCCTTTGTTAAAGCCCAGGCGCAAATTAGCAAAGCATCCAAAGACAGTACCAATCCCCATTTTAAATCTAAATACGCTGATCTTGAATCAGTCATTGATGCTGTCAAACCAGCTTTAATTGCGAATGGATTAGCATTTATTCAGAAGTTTCACGACTGCGAAGATGGTGTGCGTGTCGAAACAGTCATTTTGCATGAATCTGGTCAGGAGTTATCTTGTGGAACCCTTCATATCCCTGCTAACAAAAAAGATGCTCAAGGTTTTGGTTCTGCTGCTAGCTACGCTCGGCGTTATAGCTTGCAGTCTGCTCTTGGTGTTAGTGCTAGTGACGATGACGGCAATGCTGCTGTAAAGAGTGCGCCAGTCAAAGTTGCATTAGACATGGTTGATATTGATAACGAAATGATTGCGGCTACCAGTCTTGAGCAATTGCGTGAAATTACCAAGCGTTATTGGTCATTAGCTACAAACGAAGAAAAAGCGCACATTAAAGCTATGGGCGAATCAATTAAAGAAGAATTGGAAATTAAAGATTCCTAGAATTTATGTAAAAGAATCAATTCAAAATAGGCTTGAAAAAAATTCTGTTCAAGTACCTTTTTCTGGATGTTGGATTTGGACTGGTGCTGCCGATCCTTTAGGTTATGGACGCATAGGCATTCAAGGAAAAGCTAAATTAGCGCATAGAATTTCTTATCAATATTTTATTGGTGAAATACCTATTGGATTAGAATTAGATCATTTATGTCGTGTTTCTTCTTGTATTAACCCAAATCATTTGGAACCTGTAACAAGAAAAGTAAATACAGATCGTGGAATGTGTGCGGAAACACACAGAAAAAGATTTGCTTTAATGACGCATTGTAATCGTGGGCATGAATTTACTAAAGAAAACACTTACATAGCAATACAAAAAAATCGTTCTTTTAGAAATTGCAGAACTTGTGCAAAAATTAACGCAGAAAAAAGGAAAAATAATGGCTAATTCGTTAAATCATTGCCAATTTATTGGAAATCTTGCACGTGATCCAGAAGTTCGTTTTACACCTAGTGGTGATGCAATCTGCAACTTTTCAATCGCTTGCGGATGGAAATCTAAAGATAAAGAAGGTACAGAATGGATTCGTGCTACGGCATTTGGCAAGCTGGCTAGTATTTGCGGGGAATATCTTAAAAAAGGATCGCAAGTTTTTATATCCGGTCGCATGACTACCCGCAAATGGCAAAACAAAGACGGTATAGATCAATACACGACTGAAATCAATGTCGATAAAATGCAAATGCTTGGAGGTAAATCAGACGATACGCCTAAATCAAAACCATTTGTGCCAAACCAGAAATTAGAAGATATAGACGATAATTTGCCATTTTGATATAGGTAATTAAATGTTAATTAAAACATCAGATTCAGAGCAAGGTCATTTTTATACAAAATTAGGTGAACCCGCATATCGTATTGTTGGTAAAAATGGAATTGAAAGAAATACAACATTAAGAGATTGTAAACAACTTGGATTAGTTCCATCAGTGACTACAATCCTTGGTGTATGTGATAAACCTGGACTTACACGCTGGCTTCAACAGCAAGTATTGTTAGCTGCATTAACATTGCCAAGGCATGAAAATGAATCAGAAGAAGATTGGCTTGATCGAGTTATTCAAGATTCACGCTCTACCGGTAGGGCT